GAGTGCTTTACTAGCCCAAAAAGGGCGCGTAATGCATTGTCATTATTTTTATACTCCCATGACAAGCATGAGAGTACGCGCCCTTACGGTGGGTTCCGGAGAGATTACTCTCATTGTCTACTTCACCCTCCATAATACATGGACGGCGATCGGGCAGTAGACGGTTGCCCCGTTGGTGAGATTATATTTCCCAAATATAATGTTTGTCTAGAGCCTTTAGTCCCAACGACTACTAAAGGCGCTACCGTATGGAAACCCATACGAGATTCATCCGTCAATCCGACTTCGATTATATGCTCAACCTTAAGGTCTTCACCAGAAGACCTCGCCTGAATGAGAATATGCCCGCAATCCGACGTGGAATTGATTACATTCCCATGCAACAGATACTTATCTGTTCCCCCTACGAACTTGTACGTCGTAACACATGGGACCTCAAATTCCGTCACCTTCCTCTCATTCATCGACTGTAACGTCGATGAAGTTGAGGTAAAAGGCAACGGATAGAAGTCCCCGTTTGCAACTATGTCCGAGAGACACGCCTTAACAGTACTAGTGTTATCATAATACTGACACGGCGGTAGATATTTAATATCCAGCATAGCGAATTGAGATCCCAGTGTCCTAGACACCACTTTCACCTTAAAACCTGGCAATTTCCCATAGTACATTAATGACGACACCAATAAAGGAGTTGACACATCCGAACCTGGAAACTCGCCTAGAAAAGATGAAAGTGGTATCTTTAAGGAAGAGAAACCACCTGTAATGTTGTCTTCGATAGTCAAACTTTCGTACATACGACGCTGAATATCTCTAACACTAACAATAGGGTGAATCCTACTGGAATAAACCATTTCCGTATTAGAAAGCTGAGGCGCACTCTGATTTTGAGGCTGATTCATAACTCGAAGCTCAGATTCAGATCTAAACTTCTTTTTAGATGACGAGATGAAAGGGGGATAAGACTGAAACTTTTCCGTGGCATATCCATAAAATTGCACCTTCGGGCACCGCATGTACACGTTGAACTCTACAGAGCTCGGCGAGCCATCAGCAGTAGCCAAAGCTTGAGCAACGTATATGTAATACATTCCATGAAAGAGTCCCTCGAAATTCAGATCTTTGGAGCAAGTGGTTAATTCATTCCTACAAAGGTAGGGTAATGTAATAACCTGAGATTGTCCTCCTGCTGTGAATTCCATGAGATGAGTAGGAGCATTCATAATACTCCGATACTCAGGGACAGATGTTACAGCCTGTCGCGACGGATTATATAGTTGCACTAACTTGAGCTTTACTTGTTGTTTGTTGTTCATCACAGCAACCAACTCAATCTCAATAGGCCCTGACCAGGCTCTAGAGAGAAAGTGTAGAAGTTCTATATTATTAGCTATAACCATATCTTCCGCGCTAAGACCCCCCTGATAGGGTGAGATAGGCCGCGCCCACCTCAACCTTCCCACTTGGTCCGACTCTGAGACTGTAAACGTTCCCAAGAATTGCTTCTTAGAAAGAATATGCTCAAGAGTCATTTCATCAACTAAAGTTCCGAAAATAGGTTGATCAACAACCCTTTCACCCTCACTATAAGGGTCCAATTTCTCCATAAACTGCTGTGTGTCTACGGTATTGTGGAAATTTCTAGATGAAACGACTTGTCTTCCCGAGTGGACTGAGATGTTAGGATTATGTAATCCTAACCAACCGAAGAGTGTTCCCCGTGCCTGATCAATGATATCGCCAGTCACCTTACTCACCGTTCCCTTCGCTATTTCACTCATGCGAGAAAGCCCTTGCTTCACCGTACTCTTGATACCAGACTCGAACGCCCACTCATTATTAAGTGTGGGGTTCCAGCTAATATATCGAGGTGATGGAACAAGAACGTCAAGATTCCGAAAAACCGCTTCCACAATTATGTTCAACGACTTCGACGCCCCATTCGAGGGATACAGAGGATTGAGCACGTAAAACGCCAATGTAGCATAATTTCCATTTACTGGAGTTATGTCAAGTGACGATACGTACCCACTACTCGTATCCATATCAAGGGTCGCCAAATCCGAATTACAATACCATGGAACGTCCAACAGAACTGACGTCGCTTCATTCGCATAAAGAAAAGCATGAGGTCCAGTGAGCAAAGTGTTGATCAATACCCCTGACCCATCTGACACTAATTTCTGATCGAGAGGCGGCAAGATTGCAACTATAATGCAACCCGCATGTGAGATTGTTCCGGCCACGCTTATATTAAGCGCTAAATCAGTTCTATAATAAGCCCCAATTTTCATAGCATTCAGTAGTGACGGATTAGACCGTATGACATCCCCAGGGAGTTTGACAACAGTACTAGAGAGCAATTGCCCTCTAGCATCACTGTCGCTCCAAGAGACGTCGTCAATAAATATGGGTCTATTGACAAACGGTTTAACATCAATCCTGAACTCCTCTGAAACTTGAGTCCTAGTATATAACTGATTTGAGATACTTGAGATTTGCTGGATCTCCCGAGTGGAGATCGACGCCACACTAGTTTGTATCTGATCACTAGTGGACGTGAGATCGTAGTCAGATTTTTGTTTGAAGGAGGAGTCGATATTTATCTGACTTCCGCGATAGGGTACTAACCCTTCGCTCGACTCTCCTTGAGATTCCGTGTGATTATCCGATTGTTGAGTAGTGTATCTTTTTTAAGCTATTTAACACTATTTAGCCAGCAACTGAGATGGTCTAGTGGCCTAGAGTCGTTGCTACTCTAGTTATAACCCTAATATTGTACAAATTTACCAAGCCCGACCATGACTTGTTTGTATGCAGCGTCTCCATCTTCCATTATCGCCAATATACGAGATTCTGATAATTTACTACCAATGTTAATTGACTCAAATAGACGAGAAAAACGCTCCGAGATTCTCTGACTGTGCAAATAGCCCTCTATCTGCACCGCTACTGCCTTTCCGCGCATTACTTCTTCGTACACTCTACTACTATCATACCACTGCACAGTAGTAATAAGAGTGTTTATGTCAAGAGCACCAACAATGCCAAGCACCGGATGTACCTTAAATTCCCTCTTCAAGAACGTGCAATCCTCTAAAGGATAAAACGCTCTATCTATAGGTTTTTTATGGCAATCCGTCGCTGTCATTCCTATACTCCTGGCAAGAGATTCCAAGGTCTTCGCATTAAAATACTTCTCCAAATGAGGAGGTGTTGCACATATCTTATCATCTCCAAGAACAAAGTCAATCAATTGATTAAAATCTTCCACAGTTGCTCGACGGCCATCTGTCTTCATCTCTCGATAAAGACATATAGCTGTTAACATGCGGTTGATAAAAGAATTGAATAACGCCGTTATCCATGCCCCTGAGGGAAGCGAATGAGTAGTCGAATATAATTCATCTTTGACTAGAGTAAATCCCCTAACCATCGAATGAAGTAATTTCTCAAACACATCCGCCTCCACTCCTTGGTAGAACTCTAGCATTACTTCTGACACTGCATCTTGGATTTGAGCATGACAACTGCCATCCCACTTAGCGAAATCTAACGCGAATGCCTTCCCAGATCTTAACTTAGCGTACAACTTCTTCCACTCTGTGTAAGGGTTCATTCCTATAGCTATACCATTATCCCACATAGATGCTCGAATATGCTTGAACAAGTTACCAATATATTTCTTTACCAGAAATATATGATGCAACGGCATGATCCTAAAGGTACGGGGATCCTTTCCAACAGGACGCATTTCGTCCTTCAAAGACTCACGAGCCAAGAAATCCTCACAAAGATTCTCTCCTGACCTGCAACGTTCTTTAAAGTTCGACAACACCTGCTGAAAATTATCCCGTATAACTTTATTCTCATAGTCCAAGTAATCCTCTTTTCTAGAAGAATAACCATAACCATTAGACGAATCCTTCTTTATTGCTACTATATCTTCACCGTTCCCAAAAGCTGTCTCCTTATCTGACATTTCTCCATAAGGTATCATCATACTACGTAGACACTCCTTCGCAAAATCAATTTCATCCTGAGGAATTTTCTTCATCGGGATGAATGATTTAGCAGCTAAAGTGACTACCGTCTTACGACCATACTTATTGAGCTCTGCTGGAGCTTTAGGTTCGACGCGATATTCAGCCATCAGATCTTTAACATCATTGCATACGTCTCTATGCAAGCCCGTCTTAACGAAATGAGATTCTTGTGGTACATTATTAATAGTGAGCGTATCATATTCTAGTCTAGAACCTGAGAAATTAGCAGTAACGTTTTCACGATACTGGTAGTTTGGTTCTCCACTAGATAGCATACACTCAGCTATTTCAGATCTAACCACATCCGACGGAATTACTGAGAAGCCTTGCTCTCCATTTCCTGCAACATGCATCCCAACGAAACCTAACTGTTCGTCCACTATCAACGAGCCACACAAACCAGGCGAGGAATATTCATAAAGCAACCCTGAATCACTGCCAAAAACGAGTTCCTGTCTATGATTATAAACAGTAAAACTGTCCGCATTCATCTTCACGTTATTTCCGTACAACATTGACAGATCTAAATCGCAATTAATGAAATGCATTTTAGCAGATAAATTCCTGATCTCCTTAGGAAATATAACCTTCGCCAGTCTATATGGCGCCATCGATATATGAGTCATTCTAACAATGGCTATATCAAGCGACTTATACTCCCGAATTACTTCAAGAGGTATAAGATTATGCTCAAAATGTCCGTTCTCAAAATGTTCCCATGTCTGGAAGATGTTAACTTTCATGTTCTTGCCTGTAACATGTCCTGGAAGCAAAATTTTATCTCCGCTAACTACCCCTTGACAAAAAGTCTCATATTCCAATCCGTCATGGTCATAGAATATCTGAAAAAATCGAAACGACGACTGAGTACCTAACTTCACTTTGCCCTGCGAAACGAATCTCGAAGGCAACTTAACATTAAGTTCTCGCCACTTTTTGATCTGGTTGGTAATTTTACTAGGATCCTCCTTCTCCTCACTATACAGCATTTTATACACCATATATGAGATGAAGAAGAAACCAAGTGCAACTCCCAAACCTTTAGTCAAGTTTCCTCGACTAAATAGATCAGAATTGGCAATACTCTCAGACGCCACTTCTAATTTCGACAAGAATATTTCTTTGACCTCACGCATAAGACATTCAACGTAATGGAATGGATGCACGCCTTGCGACGTAAATCTACCCAATACCCGTTGAGACTTTCTCAGATCGTAATCCTCTACCACACTACGCAACACTGATTTATTCACCTTATTGTTTGTATTCAAACTCTCCTGAAGATCCAATAATTCGCGTATAACGTCATGCATAAATGCTAACGCTTCACTCTCTTTATCAGTCTTAATTCGAATAGGATACGTACAATTAGCGAACACATCTGTCTTGCCATGGACCCACTTATCCGTCTTAGAATAATCATACTTGAAATATTGCAAGTCATAAATGTTCTCGCGCCCACACTTTATAACGTGACATCGACGATACAGAGCACTAGGTTCAGACACACAATCCGCGGAGGTAAAGCCTCCTAGAGTCATGAGTTTGTTCGTAGTTCCAAGTATCAACTTACTGTTGAAAAACTTAGTATTCTTCTTCTCTGCAGCAGCACAATCCAAAGGATATGCCACCGGTGAGACGAAGTTTATTATCGTTCTCCATTGAGATTTTCCCTGTTGACCAATATCATCCATAACGAATACGTCCTGGTTAACATAGTCATCATAAAAATCTTTTCCAGCATTAATCGACGGTACACTATGAGTATAGACACTTAAATTCATAACCTCCAACAACTCAGTTACTTTATTCATAAGACGAGATTTGCCAGTCCCTGCTTCTCCTTCAAAAATAATACACACTGGTTCCTGACGGGACGTATTTCCATACATCTTAGCCATTGTATATACATTCTTGACGAAGGAATTCATTGTATTGGCAATAGTTCTCCTAACTGGGTGATTTATATACTCATCAAAAGACGGACATCTCTTGATTCGATCGTACAAATCAATAGCTTCCATTCTGAAAAGAGGATCCAATAACTTTTGTTCGTTCTTAGAAAATGTAGTCATAACGTGTGCTAGACGTTTTACTAATCGATTGACTTCGACAAAACCAAAAGCATTCTTAACTCCTTCCAAAATATACGCTAATTTCCCAGATTTATCCTTAGGCATAAAAAATTCAATAATACTAACGACTAACTCCGAAACAATATGAACAGCATCTAATATCAAATTTCCATCAGTGAACTTCCTACCTGTTAAAGTAGTAAATACCTGAATCTTATTTAATATAGAAGCTGGCATCTTGAACAACGAAGCAACCATCACAAGATCTTCGATCTTGTAATCTAGATTATCAAATCCTTCAGACCAGAATTGTCGGTAACTACCCACTACTTGAGCACATAAGCCTACTAGTCTCACTAACATCGAAATAAGCCGGCGCAATCCATAGAAAAAGGGATCACTCAAATCCATGACTAAAGCCATAAAATTAAGTAACCATCCCAAAACTAGTGGATCACCTCCTGCTGTATCCGAGGTTTTTGAGAGGGAATAAGCTCCAACCTTAAACATTTGCGTCACGAGCTGAATAAACCCCTCTGATCTAAAATCAGCGGGCTTCTTCTTCTCAAACGCTACCACTACTCTAAATCTATTCGAAAACGATACCGATTTCATTTTGTACGAACACTGATGATCTTCATATCGGTTTTTGAAAATGTCAGCAGTCATTTGCATGACTCTGCCATTCTCTCTTACCAATACGAAATTTCCGTCAGCGATCACACGAAATTCCAACTGTCGAACCTTCCGAGAAAGATTCAACTTAATCATCTTCGATGTTAAAAGGGAGAGGATTGGTGAAAAGCTCTGATTACAAACATATTTAGAACTTGACATTGCGGTGAAGAATAATAGTTACTATTTCGCCCATAAACAGTTGCAGTATAAGAGACGCGTCAAAATAGTTCAAACTTGACTATAGACGTTGCTCCGTAGTACTCGTCTCTGAATACTACAACCGTTTACCTTACTCACCTGATAAATCAACACGAGTCTCAAGCATCAGCTATAACTCGCATCAAATCAGGAAAGTGGACTACGTAGTGCCGAATTCAATCAAACAGTATGAAATCCGTGGAATTGATCAACTAAAAACAATTACAACATTGCAATAATGGCCTCTGGACCTGACCACCCCCACCTAGGGCCATCAGGAAACTAGCGTCTTTCATGATATGATGTACTAACCAAAATAGTTCGAACTCGACTATAGGTTATGCTCCGTAGTACTGTACAACATATCACTTAAAACATTCGTTAGAATTCCATTATCTAGGCAGCCAAAGAGCTGTTTTGGACTTGACAGCGTATCGGGCCTAAGCGACTATTGGAACCGATGAGAAGAGCTACCACCTCATCACGCCTTAATTACTCGACGTTCTCCGGTACCCTTTATTGCAATAGTGTAATTGTTTTCCGTAGATCAATGAATGGCCTAATCCGGTAAGTCGACAAAGTCGACAAAGGAAATGCGGTATGTATATATTGCTATATACATGCTACGATTAATTGCTGTAGACAGCAAGCCCTAATCAAGGCAGAAAAAGACCCATCCACGCATCACTTATAAATGTTTAACTCAAATAATTGGTTAAACCCTTTGTAGGCAATGCGTGTTGAAT